CTGACATTCCAAATGGCTTGAAGCACTTTACTCGTGCCAAGATGACCACTGGAATGGACGCGGATTTTGACACTGGCAACAGTCGTTATAAAGCCCGCGAGCGTTACTCTTTTGGTGTCTCTGACCCATTAGCTATCGCAGGTGCTGGTTCTTAATTGACCAGCTAAAGAAAGATAAGAAGGGAGCCTTGCGCTCCCTTTCTTTTTGGTATACGCTTGACCTGTCCCTGACTACCAATCACAATTCCGTGGGTAGACACTAGCCAAGACAGGAGAACAACATGGCGAATACAACTTTCCAAGGGCCAGTCCGATCCGAGGGCGGCTTCGAGCAAATCACAAAAGATGGCACTACTGGTGCTATCACAACTAACTTAGACGTTGATTCTAGCGGTAATATTTCTACCACTGGTTACGTTGCACAACAATCACAAATCCTACGCCAAACAACAGCTACGGGTTGGAATGATGCCGCATTAACGCTTACAGTAGCGAGTAAAAGCGCCATTCTTATATTTGACAAAGATCAAGCTACGTCAGTAACTCTACCTGCTATTACATCAGCTAATTTAGGTGTTAGTTTTACTTTTATAGAAACTGTAGCCTCTGATAACTTACGCTCTATTGTAACTGCTTATGACAATGATTATTTTGTTGGTGGTGTTCAGTTAGGCACTACAGCGGCAGAAAGTGGCGCTAAAGGTTTTATTCCCACTGGTGGTACTGACACAACGATTAAGTTCGATGATAACTTAGCAAATGGTGCAGGTTCTCTTGGATCTACTGTTACTTGTACAGCTATTCTTACAGGTAATACAGGCGCAGGTGGCGGTGCTAAATTAGTATGGTTAGTCTCAGGCTCTATGGGCACTGCTGACGATAACTCTACTGGCGCGGCTATATTTGCTTAATAACTCGGAGGTATAGCTCATGGCTGGCGTAACGCTAACCCAAGGCAAGACAATAGTCGAAAATACTGACCGTAAGTTAACTGTTCACTTTACTGGCGTTCACGCTAGTGGTGGGGACGACGCTACTGTAGTCAATATTATTGACCTAGATGATGCTTCCTCTTATAAACAAGACGGTTCGGCTTTAGCGGCCAATGGTTTTGCGCATAGTGACGGTTCACCACTGACTGACTTAATTATAATGTCCATAAGAAGTTCTACTTCCGCCGTCGGAGCCTCCGCGTTTAGCGGTTCTTTAGATTGGCATTCCGACACCCCACTACCTGTAACATTCATAGGCAGTAATTATGATAATAGCGGGCAAAGTACTTTGGATTTTACGTCAGTTAGCGGGTTAAAAAACCCTAAAGCTACTGGTTGGGACGGAAACTTAGAGATTAATATGCTTGGTATGGGAACCGCAGGGGACGCAATCATGCTGACTATAGAGTGTATTAAGAGGTTCTAATGCGTAGGTACTACAAAAAAGGCGGTAAAGTAAAAGAAAAAGGTACTATGAAAGGCCACACCATAGGCGGGGGGCAGAAACGCCCTACCAAATCTGGTGCTGGCATGACCGCCAAAGGTGTAGCTAAATACCGTAGAGACAACCCCGGAAGTAAACTAAAAACGGCAGTAACAGAGGATAAACCGACAGGGAAACGAGCATCGCGCAGGAAATCATACTGCGCACGCTCCGCAGGACAAATGAAGAAGTTCCCTAAAGCGGCGAAAGACCCAAATTCTAGGTTGCGGCAAGCGAGAAAACGATGGAAGTGTTAAATGGCTTACTTACAATCAAACATACCCTACTTCAAAGCGTGGGTACGTAGAGAATATACGAAGAATTTTGAAGAGTACCACGGAGAATTTTTACATTGTATGGTGGTAGCAGTTACAACCATGCCAAACAGAACATTAAGTTTTCAGGTCATATTTACAGGCTGTGAGTCTGATGACGATGAAGACGAATCAAATGTTCACGGTGGCGCAATGTGGGCGCGTATGCCATTAACGGCATTAGTAGCAGACACACCGGTAGAAGCATGGCCTGAACCGCTACCTCCACATGTAGCACAACCATGGGACTGTATGTCGCATGAGCACTCGGTATACGTAATAGACAGGGCTAGTCCAGCACCTTGGATAGCTAAAGTAGATGGGGAGTTTTACCCCGCTAAGTACTATTTCACCGTGGACTATACTAACAGTGAGATAGCGGATGACCCAGCGCAACACAAGCAGTCACACGTTTTGGAGTTGTTAGATGGGCCATACAAAGGAAACATGGTGGCGTTACCAAACAATCGTGTCAGGGTTACACACCCAGCATGGTTTGAAACAGGGCAAGGTGCGCCAGACTTTAAACCGAACCAACATATCTACCATTCAAAACAAAATGTAGAGTATGTTTGGGACACACAACGAGTGTTTAACAATCTCTACGCGGAGAACGAAGATGGCTAAGAAAATGAAGAAAAAAGGTTATATGAAAGGTGGTATGGCCAAAAAAGGATACAGTATGGGCGGTGCGTTAGGTTCTGCTCCCCCTATTATGCCTGGTAGCGGTATGCAAGCTATGGAATCTGACGACGACCGTAAAAAACGTATGATGCGTCAACCTATGATGAACAAAGGCGGCGCAGTTGGCGGTAAGAAAGGCATGAGCGCTGGGGGTCTTACGGGTGGTCAGACCAAGCTAGACAAAAACAAAGATGGTAAAATCTCCGGCGAAGACTTTAAGATGATGGGCGGCGGCGGTATGGCTAAAAAAGGTTATGCCGCAGGTGGTATGACTAAGAAAGGCTCTGCCGTAGGCGGTATGAAAAAAGGTGGTAAGGTAGGCGGTAAAGCCAAAGCCAAGAAAAAAGCCACGCGCAAGGGAAAGACAACTAAAGTTCGCGGAGCAGGTATAGCCAGAAAAGGCGTACGTCCCGCTAAAATGAGGTAATAATCATGGGCATGAAAACTGCAACGCAACTTAAAAAAGAAAGAGAACGCCGCGAAAAGAGTAAGGAGGCGGCTAAAGCACGCCGTAAGAAACGTATTGCTGAAGGCAAACCTGTATTTGGTGGGGGTATAGATAGAAACCCAAACACCAGGGGCTATTTGTTTGACCGTAAAGCGCCTGACAATAAAACTTTACAGACCCAAACAGATATTGAAAAAGGTACCTCTAGGGTTGGCTCAAAGAACAAAAAACCTAACTTTGTTGAAAAAGCCATGGGGCCAAAGTCTGACGTCACATCTGCCGATTTAGCTAAGGTAAAACCTGCATCTACATCCCGTGCTAGCACCACAAAGATAAATCCTGTAGGTGGTAGTCTAGGGTCAGGTAATATTGATGCGGCAATAAGCAAAAGACCAATGTCACAACCCGCGGCTAAAATGAGTCCAAGGGCTAGCGCCAAGACGGGTGCAAACAACCCCCCGAAGAAAACAGGTGCGTTCGACGATTTCTATGCCAGGCGCGACAAACGACGTAAGGGTGATGTAGACGTAGACGTAGATAACTCTGCGGCTATGGATTTTATAGGTGGTGTCGATATTCCTGGCCCAGCTTCAAAGTTACCTGGTATGAAAAAAGGCGGTAAAGTTAAGGCCAAGGCTAAGACTAAGGCTAAAACTAAGGGTAAGGTACGCGGAGCCGGTATTGCTAAGAAAGGCGTTCGTAAATGTAAAATGAGGTAGTTATGCGTTCATATAATACGGGCGGAGTAGTTAGGTACAAGTCTGGTGGTAAGATATGCCCATCCGGTAAGGCATGGGCTAAACGCACATTTGATACTTACCCTAGCGCGTACGCGAACATGGCCGCATCTAAGTATTGTAAAGACCCTAGCTACGGCAAGGGCAAGAAGAAGAAAAAGTAATGGGTGATCTCAAGAAGTGGGTTCAGCAAGATTGGGTTCGCATAGGCACTGACGGTAAAGTCAAGGGCAAATGCGGCACGTCTAAAGACAAGAAGAACCCTGACCGTTGCTTACCACGCAGTAAGGCTAACTCGTTAACCAAAGGCGAGAAGGCCGCTACCGCCAAGAAAAAGAAGCGCGAAGGCGCTGGGGGTAAAACCGTGGTTAAGAATACAAAACCCGCTACTGTTAGAGCGCAAGAAGGCGGCTTAATAAAAGGCCAACGCAAGATTGCTAGGGGCTGTGGTAAAGTACAGCGTCGCAAAAAAACATTATATACGTAGGTAATTTATGGCTACTTCAGGCAACATGAATTTTGACATGGATTTTATGGAAATCGCGGAAGAAGCGTTTGAGCGAGCGGGCCGTGAAATGCGTTCGGGTTACGACTTACGGACTGCACGGCGATCCATGAACCTATTGACCATTGAGTGGGCCAACCGTGGCTTAAACATGTGGACTATCGCTGAAAACTCCATAACACTAGGGGCAGGAGATAGCGAATACTCTCTAGCTGATGACGGTATTATAGACGTAATAGAACATTTTATACGTGAAAATGCTGGCACCAGCACGCAATCTGATTTAGCAATTAACCGTGTAAGTGTTAGTACGTACGCGGCTATACCTAATAAGAAAGCTACAGGCAGACCTTTACAAATATTTGTTGAGCGGCTAGGGCAACGAAATAACGAGTCAATTATAAACGTGTGGCCTGTACCTGATAAAGCCTACACATTGTGTTACTTTTACCTACGTCGTATAGAAGATGCAACCAATACAAGCGGCGATCCTACTAAAAATAACCCTGACATGACTTTTAGGTTTTTACCGTGTTTAGTTGCAGGGTTAGCGTACCACATAGCCATGAAAATACCTGAGCTAATGCCCAGAATGCAGATGTTAAAACAAGAGTACGAAGAGCAGTTTGCTTTGGCGGCCTCAGAGGATAGGGAAAAAACGTCAGCGCGTTTTGTGCCTAGTATTGGTTACCACTAATGGGTAATAAGTTTGCATCTAGTAAGCGAGCATTAGCTATATGTGACCGTTGTGGCCTACAATACAAACTAAAAACGCTAAAAGTAGAGATGGTTCGTGGTAGAGAAACTAACGTAAAAGTATGTAAGAGTTGTTTTGACAAAGACCACCCACAGAACAAGTTAGGTGAGGTGCGTGTAACTGACCCACAAGCTATACGTAACCCACGCCCCGACATGAGTTTTGGGATAAGTGGCCGCTTTAGCAGTAGATTGACGCAATACGGATACAACCCAGTGGGTGGTGGTGATAACATACTAATACCGAACACATTAGTGGGTAATACTAAAATAGGCACGGTAACGGTGACAATATCATGAGTACAACTTTTACGGGTCTAAAAACAGACATACAAGACATAACTGAGAATACGTTTACTGACGCTCAGCTAACGCTTTTTATTACACAAGCAGAACAACTACTACACAGCTCTGTTCAAATACCTGCGTTACGTAATCTGGACACGTCTAGTCTTTCTGAAGGCACAGCTACATTAACCGCACCCACGGGCTATTTGTATACGATTAGTATGGCAATTAACCACGGTGATCAGATAACGTTTTTATTACCGAAAGAAGCATCTTTTATACAAGAAGCCTACCCTAGCACATTAACGGCTAACCGAGGTAAACCAACGCACTACGCACAGTTTGGTGAAAACAGCCTTATATTTGGCCCCACGCCCGATACGGCGTATGTTTTATCACATACCTACGCTAAGTACCCTACGTCAATAACAACGAGTGATGATGGTACAAGTTGGATAGGTACTAACATGGATTCCGCTTTGTTAAATGCTTCGTTAGTTGAAGCCGCACGATTTATGAAAGCCGAACCCGATATAATAGCGATGTACAAAGAAGCATTTGCCAACTCACTAACAATGCTTAAACAACTTGGTGATGGTAAGTTAGAAGGTGATGTGTACAGAAATGGTCAGCCGAAAACAGAGGTGTTATAGATGGCTATTACGCAAACAATGACTGATGCGTGTAAACAGAACCTATTAAAAGGGGACATACACTTTGACACGGATACTTTTAAAGTAGCTTTATATGACAGCACGGCTACATTAGATGCTACAACCGCCGCGTATACAG